CTCGCCCGCATTCTTGAGCGAATTTGCATGCTCCGTTACTTTCATCGTCAGTATCATGCCGATCTGACTGAGAAGATGGATGCGCAGATTGCCCTCCCGGGTGTTACCACCGAGGGGCGCCGCTATTTCACGGGCTATGGACGTGGAAGCGGATCGCTTGAGACTTCTGACTTCAACTCTATACTGAGCGCATTCATTGGATATTGCGGATGGCGTAACACCACCGTGAATGGCGTGAAGTTGACTCCAGCACAGGCGTGGGCCAAGCTGGGCATCTATGGAGGAGATGATAGCCTGGAAGGCGCCATTGACCCCGCAGCACTGAAGAAGAGCGCGGAGTTGATGGGCCAGGACTATGAGATTGAAGTCGTACGTCGAGGGGAGGCCGGGGTCAACTTTTTGAACCGCTGGTTTGGACCCTACGTCTGGACTGGAGATGTGAGCTCCATGGCCAACCCATCCAGACTGCTGTCGAAGCTTTGGGTGGGGCCCGCAACACTGCCGTATCCATTGGAGCGGTTTGCGGAGCGCGCATCGGGATATTACCGAATGGACAGGAATTCGCCAGTTATTGGAGCGATTGTCCGCATCCCACGAGCTACTTGGTGAGCGCGTGGAAGGAGTGCTGATGCCGTGGGACGGCAAGCATTCACTCGAGTCGAACTGGCCGAATGAGGATTCAGGCTGGATGGGAGAGACGTTCAGAAAGTCTGTCCCTGACTTCCATTGGGAGCGATTTGAGACGTGGATTGAACAGATCTACGAGACCAGGGATCCTGAGCTGCTGTTGAAAGCGCCCCTTTGCACCTCCGCCAACGTCGAGACCCCGACAGTGAAACAGCCTATGGTCGTAGGCGAGGAGTTGCTTGTACCCGCACCCAAACCCAGTGTGGATGCCCTTGTTGCCAAGGACAAGGAAGAATTAGACGGAACTCGTCCTTTGACCGATGAAGCCGACATGAAATCGGCAGAAGCAAAGTGCATTGAGGAAATCAAAATTATGCTCGCACATGTAGAGCCAGTCGTTGAACACCAGAGTGAGCAGGCGGATCGTGCCGCCAGTGATCACAAATCACCACAACTCAGTGCGATGACTGTAGTGGAAGCCGCTGCCAAGCTTGTTCCCATGGTTGGGGAAGGAGGCAAGCGCGTGCGAAAGGGGCTACCCACATTGGCCCGTGAATCTGCAGTGAAAACGACAGTAGCGAGTGAGTCGAAACCTAAAGTTGACCCTCGTTCTTGGACTCCGCGTAAACAGCGTCAGGGTGAACCTCCTGCGGAATACAAGGCTTACTTGGTTGATTGGTCCAAGAAGCGTGCCCATCTTGCGAAGAAGATGGGCCTCAAGCTGAACTGAGACCCCGGCTTGGGGTGGGCTTTGCGAGTTGAG